GTAATCGTTTGCCGCAGCCGTCCCCTCCTCGTACTGCTGCTTTAGATATTCCTCGGCCTCGGTGCGCTGCCGGGTGAGACGGTTCAGCTCCTCCTGGGAAGCGTTCGATTCGACGAGCTGCTCGCGGTAGCCGTCAAAGCGATCGTTCAGATCCCGGAGCGCCCGCTCCTCCTCGGTGGTCTTTCCGGTCAGGTCCGCGACGTACTCCCCGGATGTCTCGAGGACGTCCTTCACGTTTTCCGCGAAGTGCTCCTTTATGGCCCGGCCGAGATCCTCCGCGCCGTCGATGGCCTCCTCGTACATCGAAAGAACCTCCGGGTCGATCCCCGGAATTTTGGAAAGCCGCTCATACTCGGCGGACAAAGACCCGAACTGCTCCTCGTACCGGAGCATGGCCCGGTCCGCCTCGGTGACGCCCTCGTGCCAGGTGGAGATGCTCCCCGCCCAGGAGCCAAGCGGCCCCAGGGCGTCGTTCGCGGACTGGGCGGTTTTTGCCGCCGCGTTTTCGATCTCCGCGAACATGGACTCCATCTCGGCAACCACGGTCCGGGCGACCTCGCGGTTTCTCTTTAAATCGGCCCCTTCCGTAAACTCGGCCATGACAGCGCCCATGTCGCCCTCGCCGATACCGGCAATGCCAGAGACGCGGCCGATAAAGTCGCCCATGTCGCCAGCGGCCACCTGCTGCATGAGGCCGAAAAACTCGCCGATGCCGGTGCTTTCGAAAAGCTCGCCCATGACGTCGCCGGAATGCCCGGCGGAGCTTTTCAGCACAGCTTTTCCCCCGGCGTATTCTGAAACGCCCGAAGGGAGCATGAAATTTTCAAAAAGGGAGCGGTCCCGGATCACGGACTCCATGGCGAGCGGACCGGAGAGATCCCGCCGCAGGCTCTCCTCGCTCCAGCGATCGCCGCCGGAAAGAAGCGCCCGGGTATGTTCCTTGGTTGCAAGGATATCCCGCTCCGTCGTCTCTCGTAATTTCCGGAGCTCTTTGCCGAGCATTTCACCGTAGGAAGGCCCCCTGTCGCCCAGGGCGCTGGATAGAAGCGACGTCCCGATGGCAGCCGCGCCCATGGCCAGGTTCCCGGAAGAAAGCCCGGATGTCACCCCGCCCATGAGCGCCTCCATGAACCCGCCGCCGCCTTCTCCCATATTCTTCTTGAAGGAGTCCGCGAAACCGGCCATGACCGAGTCCCCGAAAACCCCGGAGAAAACGTCCGCAAACTCGCCCACCAGGGACTCCACTCTGTCGACCTCGAGGCGAACAAGCCGTTCCAGAAACCCGGAGCCCACCTCCTGGATATCTTCGAACGCGTTTTTCCAGCTCTCCGTAAACTCTCGCGCACCTTCCTCGGCCGCATCGTTTGCCTGGTTGTTGGCGGCCTCGATGGCCTCAACCGAATCAGCACCGGCTTGCTGGATTGCACGGAGATAAGTCTCCTGATCGATCAGGCCTGCTTTATAGAGCTTGTCGATATCGGAGAGCCTGTCTTCAAGGGTTTCAAGAGGAGTTTGCATTTCATCGATAAGCTGCGCGGCGTCCCTTAGCATTTGAGGAATTACAGCTGCATCAACGCCATCCGGCTTACCGAATAGAGGGGATTTTATAAGAACTTCGTTGGCTTCGCTGGTGCTTTTGGCAATGTCATCTATGGAGCTCGGCAGGTCGCCAAGCAGTCCATTTATGGTGAACAAGTTTTCGAAGGCATTATCAGCGTTCCTGCCATACAGCTTTACTGCATCAGCAGCCTCAAACATTGTGTCTGCGACTTTACCCGTAAGGCGCGCAATGGCCTCAAAGGTTCCTTCCGAAGCACGTTGGTTAAAGAAGGCTTCCAGTTGATCCTGATCATAGGAATTTAGCGCTTCCCCAAAGGCTTTATAGCGCTCAATTTCAGCATCAGTTGGTGGTTCAAGGGTGCTGATGCCACCGCCTTCGCCTTTATTGTCATAGACCTTTTCATATTCCTGACGAAAATCCTCAAACACCCCCAGAAGATTCTGAGTCTGGGTGACAAGCAAGGCCAAGCCACCGGCAAGGAGTCCAAGCTTTGGACCATAAACCGAACCGCCTATCATTCTAGCGACAAGACCGACCCCAGCAGACCCAACAACGCCGTCAGGGAGCGCTTCGAATGTCGTATTGATCTTCCCAAGGCCGGTGGCGACACTCTCGATGTGCCCGGGAAGCTCTTTGGCTCCCTCGGTTATTTTTTTGATCTTGTTCGGAAGATCCTGCTTGATTAGCTCGTCGTTCTCACCCACCCAGTCCCGGAAGTCTTCAGCAATGCTTAGGATGGCCGGGGAAAGGCCTCTTCCGATTTCGGCCGCGACCTGATCAACGGCGTTCCAGGTAAGCCTCATCTGGGAAGAAAATGATTTTGAGGCCTTCAGGGCCTCTTCGGTCAGGGCAGTAGCATCTCTTTGCTCGTCTGCAGCTATGCCGAGCGCCTGGCCGAGAAGCTGGCTGTTTTTCGCCATTGAGGGAAGAACTTTGAGGACCTCCTCGCCCTTAAGGTTGAATCGGTCAAGGACTTCTTCTGCGCTCTCCCCACCTTCTACAACCCTGCCAATGCCTTCCACCCATGCACGAAATACGGCCGTTGCGTCCGTTTCAAAGGTCTGGCTGAGCTGTTCCCCGGTCATGCCGGTAAGCTCTTGCAGATAGAGCATTGCCTCGCCGCCTTCGCGGATTGCAGAATCGATTTCGCGCATGGCGCGACCGACGACGGAACCCCCGAGTTCCGCCCGAACACCCATGGAGCGCATGGCCGCCCCGAGTGCCGCGGCATCAGCCGAAGATACAGCGAATACCGATGTTGCCTGACCGACTTCGGTTGCGAGGCTGGCAATTTCAGATTCAGTAGCTGCCATGTTATTGCCGAGGGCCACGATGACTGAACCAAGGGTATCAACTTCTGAGATGGCCTCCCCGGTGACATTGAGCAGCCGGGCAAGTTGAGTGGCTGCCTGGTCACCAGAAAGGTCCGAGGCTGTTCCGAGCATGGCTATGGTCTCAGTGAACACCCGAATATCATTGCGACCCTTCACACCGAGTTGGCCTGCAGCCTGTGCGATCTCGAGCAAATTTTCAGTAGCCACAGGAATTCGAAGGGCCATTTCCTGAATGTCTTTGGAAATCTGCTTGATTTCTTCGTCCGTGGCATTCGTTGTCTTTTGAACCCCAATCAGTCCGGCATCCAGAGTGGAAAACTCGTTGAGAGCCTTATATGCAGCCCCGCCGACACCAAGGCCCACAATCGCTGTTTTTAAAGAGAGGACGCTTCCAGCAAGGGTTTTGACCTGTCCTCCAAAACCCTTGATGTACCGCCCGCCTCGCATGAGATTGCTATTCATGGCCCGGACCTCGCGGTCCAGCCCCATAGCTTTGCCAAGGCCGTCTACCTTCCGCTCCGTGTGTTCAGCACTATTGCCTATGTCGCGGAAACCCTCCCGGGCTTTCTGTTTGGCCTGGTCTATCTGGGAGGCGTCGACTTTGATTCTTATGCCTGGCAACGGGCTTATTCCTTCTCTTTGAGACTCTCTCGAATCTTCGGCAAGGCAATACGGTCAATGTAAAGCACCTTCCGCCAGTCGGTTTCATTGCCCCCAAGCTCGCGGACCAGCTTAAGAGCTGAAACGGAGCTTATCGACATGATTCCCCCAAAGGAGGCGGGGCGTTCGTGCAGGTTGCAAATCTGCCAAACGTCCATGGCAAAGAGGTTCGTTGGCAAAAGCTCCGGGCGGCGGCATTCATCACAGGGAGGCTCCCCATCATATGCCTTTTGACATGCTTCGCAGTCCGCGGCGCCGGAGTATTGCCACTCAATTACTCCCCCAGGTTTTCGTAATCCACCCGGCTTTCTTTTTCTGCCTTCTCATCAAGCAGATTGAGGACGGTCACGGCGTCGTTGAAGTTGTTCTCGACGAACTCTTTTCGTCGCTCCGGAGTGCAGTCGACCTCGAGCAGATCGCCATTGTCGCCCTCCTCCACCACGCCGGACCAGGCCCGGAAGGTTTTGACGAAGCGCTCTTTCAGGACCTCGATGTTGTCGGTTTCCGGCCGCCCACCACCGCGATAGGTAGTGTGCTTCTCCGCAAGCTTCTTGCGGGCAGTCGTTCCGAAAGGAACTCCGGTAAAAGTTGCTCCCTGGTGCTCCACCGTGTACGCCTTGTCTTTCTTCGCCAGTTTGATCGCCATCTTCTCAATTCCTTTCCCCGTTTTGAGTTTTCCCCGTTATTGCTCACCGTGGAAGGGGGACGGGGTGGCCCCGGTTCGCTCAAGAGCTATCCACGGTGATTGGATCAGACAAAAGTAGCGGTGGCTGAGTCCTCCCCTAATGATCCGATAGCTTTGCCGCTCAGATTGATTGTAATTGCCGGCGCATTGGCCGAGCTCTCAGGCACGTTCAAGGCAAAATACGGAAGGGCCAGGTCCAACTTCGAGCCATCCGTATCGCCGAAGTGGACGGTAACGGCAACCGTCGAATCGTTATAGGCATTGTAGATGTAGGGCACATCGGCCTTACGGAAGACGCAGCCGAAAGTCGCCTCAATACCGCGCTTGTCAGGGAGGAAAGCTTCCGGGTGATCCCCGAATTCATCCAGGTACGAGACAGGGGTGTTCATTGTGAGGTTGATTGTCTCGACTGCTTTGTCTGTTTCGCTTCCAAAATCTAAGGTCATGTCTTTCGCAGCAACAGGAGAGCCCACGACGGTGCCGGCCGGCATAAAAGGCTCGATCACGTCATCGACCTCCCACCCTCCGGATTCGACAACACCGGTGCCGATGGTGATGACATTGGTGGAGACATTGCGGTCGGTCACTTCATATCCGCTCCCGCTATTGTCATCCCCCTTCGTGGAGTTCTTGATCCGGGAGCCGATGTCAAACCGCTTTGCGTCTGCAACCGTGATCTCGGTATCGCTGGCCGCGGCCGCTGACGCAACCGTGGATTCCCCGCAGATCCCTTTCCACATAAAGGACCCCTGCCAGGACAGAGCAACGCCGCCATCTTTTCCCGGGTTGATCCCGAGTTGCGTGACCGTGCACCCCTTGGCGAACTCAACGGCATGATCCCTCTTGATCCAGATCGAAAATGCAGGCTTCGTCTTGGAGAGGGAATAGACCACTGAGGTTGATGCATTGACCGCCTCTGCCCCGAACAGGCTTTTCCAGAGGACCGCAGCCTGGGGAACCACCCCGAGGGAGCCGGAGGGCCTGAGGAGGGTCGTCAGGGAAAGATTTCCCGCCGGCCGCTTGCCGGTAAGACGATCGGTCACATCCAGGGTGTCTTTGATTTCCGGGTTGTCGGTGATATTTGCACCCTGGGTAAGAGTTACAAAGTCGGTTGCCAGAATCTCGACCGCGCTACCGTCAGTCGCGGGGAAAACAAGCGTGCCGGCTGCAGTCTCAGCAACCACAAATACTTTTTGAGCTCTCATTAAAGCTTCGTTGGCCATCTCTATTCTCCTTTACTCGTTGACCCAGGCCCACCAGGGGGCCGTCACCGTATGCTGATAAAGCGTTCCCGCCGCATTCAGGCCATTATCATTGGTATAGGCGGACTTGAACCTGACCTCTCCCACGTCTTTCAGGTGAAAAAGAGCCTCCACATCGCCGGCCAGAGCCGCCCCGCTCCGGCTTCCAATGTTTGGCCCTGTAAAAACCTGAATTTTGACCACGCCCCTGCGTATCCCTACCCCCGAAGACCCAACCTCCCTATTGTTTGTCTCATCCGGCAAAACGGTGCACCGCACCCACGGCAAGGGTTTACCGTCATTGTCTTTCGGTGAATTGAAAGGAACATTTGGCCATGCAATAGGCGTACTGCTCCAATTGGCCGAAAAGTGTGTCTCAATGTCCTGGAGAACCTCGGTGAGCGTCATTCTATGGTCTCCATGCCATCGAGCTGATTGTTGAGGTGGTCGGCGAAAGCGTTCAGGGCGTTAGCCACCATGCCCGTCCCTGCTTGCTTGCTGTGCCCATCTTCAAGGGCTTCTATGTATTCGAGATTGTTTACCAACCAGTATTCACCGGTCTCGGCCCGGCCTGGATCAGTTGCGGGAGGAGGGTTGTTTCCCTGGTACTCTGGATGCTTTTTTTCTTCTGCCACCTCTTCGCCTGGCTGATCAGTCGTTAAAAGCCATGAGGCACGGGCTCTTCCGGTATCATGGGGAGTGTCTTTTATGACTTTCGAGGCAAAATCGATCACGGTTTTCCTGACTGTCGTCTCCGTCTCGATGCCTACCCTTTCGGCATACCGATCGAGTGCCCTCGCAAAGCCTTCAGCGCTGTCATACATTTCGTCGAGCATTACGCCCTCAGCCTGATCACATAAGTTGCGCCCGCCGGATCCGGAGAGAACTCCTTGATCTGGTAGACGGCGCCGGCAATGGTCACCCGGTCGATCACTGAAAGGTCAAAGCCGATGTCATCTGCCTGGACCACGAACCGGATATCACCCGCTTGGGCTATCCCGGCCTCCATTTCCCGGAGGGTGTAGCTCCGCCGAAAACCTTCGATGCCGGCATAGTTGACGGCCGTCTCAGTCGGGTTGCCGGTCTCGGGGTCATAATTCGTGCCGGTTACCTGGGTGAATGTGGCCGAGACTTTCAAATCACCTCCCGCCTCGAACCCGGCGGCAGTGGCGGCCTTTATCGCTTCGGTAAGGCTCATCATCCCCTCATCAGCTGGACAGTTGCGCCGCCCTTCCGGGCGCCCAGGTGAGAGATCATTTTCCAGACATGCACCGGCAGTTCCTTCACTCGATCGTGCTTGTCGATGTCAAGGTCAACCGCGCCGGCCACGGAAATGGATTTAAAGCCTGCGGTGCTCGGAAGGGCTTGGGTATCCTTGGAGATGAGAACGAGGGCAAGCTCGCACTGGGCGTCTTTCAGTTCCTGGGGGATCTCGTCATCGTCGATCGAGTAGACCGAGTCAGCCAGGTCGATGTCCCATGACGCGTAATAATTGCCGTACCCATCATAATAGATACCGGCCCTGGGCCACTGCATGACGTTGTCGTCATCGGTCTTCCACCCAATCCAGTTCACGTACCGATCGAGGACTCGGGCTGCCTGAACGAGCGCACGGTTCTTTTCGTCGTCAGTTGCGCTACCCCAAGCGGAAACGGCCACGCGAGCATCAGCATAGGTGTCAGCATTCGCCAGACTGATGTACGTGTTTGCACCAGTTATGCCCGCCCCGGTTTCAACGGTGAGGGAGACCGCCATCGGCTACTTCTCCGCCGATTCTGATTTCTTAGGGCCGCGCTTCGGCTTTTCCTCGGGCGGTTCATAGGACCAATCACCAGCTGCAATACGCTCCTTGGCGTCAATCGCATGGCAGCGAGACCCTTCGCCGGTTTTCAGGTTGTAGACCGTGACCCTTCCATCTTTCAGCGGCGCCTTCTTGATCGGTTCGCCTTGTGCCGTAATCACCTGTGGCATATTCCCATCCCCTTGTTGGAGCCGGGAGGGAACCCGCAGGTTCGCTCCCGGCAATCGGTTATGACATCGTTACGCCCTGCTCCTTAAGCACGACCCACTTTGTGGACATGCTCATCAGGACGAGGGTTTCCCCGGCGGCGTCAAATGAGGCGGAAGCGCCTGCCGTTCCCCCGACAACATTCGTAAGCGCCAGGGTGACGGCGTTGCTTCCGGTGGTGCCGGTCATTTCGATGACAAGGACCTGACCACCCCGGGACGGCGCTGCCAAGGTGACAGCATAGGTGCCGCTATCAGGACCGGCGATCTTGGCGTGATTGGTGTTCAGGCTGATGGCGCCGGCCTCGATAATGGTCTGCACCGCACCGGCCAAGGTTGCGCCGATAATCGTTCCGCCAGTGACAGCAACAGCAGACGCCTCCTGCTTGGACATATTCCCGAGTGTAAGATCGCTATATTGCTTGACGCCAGTTGCCGGCTCGGTCCACCTCTGGACCTTTCCAGTGTCAGTTGCGCTCATGGTTGCAGCCCTCCCTTACTGGATCGGCACGCAATAGGCCGAGTAGTTAATGCCAGTGGCCACAGTACCAGAAACGGCCGTGTAAAGCCGTGCATACTGGTAATAGGTGCCATCGTGCTCGTTGTCGAAATACAACTTGTAGCGACCGGTTGAATCGTCGGCGTCGCAATCGGTGCGCTTCACCTCCTTGGCCGATAGGTTCAACTGCGCGGCCTCGACTATGTTGCCGGCCGTGCCGAAATCGCTATCACTCGACAGCTGCAAAACAATGTCATAGATCTCGTCGTCGCTGGCAATCTCCAGGGCAGAAACGTCGATAATCATCATCCCCCTGAAAAGGCCGGTCCCGAGATCCACGATCTGGTTCTCGCTGTCCACCTGAGCGGCGGCGCTTGATGCGACAAGCCCTGCGTCCTTGAACTCGAGATCAGCATCGAAGGTGCCCTGCGGCCGTGCTTTATCTCCCAAAACAGACATTATTTTTCTCCTTTGCTGGTTACTTGGTTACGCGGTTACTGCGGCGTTGGAAATACCGCGCAGGCGGGCAGCGGCACGACCGTGAAAACACGCAATGCCGGAGAACCACTCGACCCGGGTCCGCATGGCCGGCTTGGTTTGCAGTTCGCCAAGATCCCGCGCATCGAGGACGCCGTTCTGAATACCCTGGAGCATCCCCTCACTGAAACTCACGCAGTAGATGCTGGTGGCCGATGCCGTGGACCCGCCGGACCCGACTTCATCAAAGGCCAGAATGGAGTCTCCGTTGTTGTCGTAGTCGGCGATAAGGATGGGCAGGTCGTTGTACTGCGCGATCTGGCGGCCGAAGGCATCCTGGGTGTAGGTGATGTACCCGCCAACGGTATAGAGCCGGGAGGCGGCCGTAAGAAGGCGCCTCATTCCCTTGCTCATGATCAGGTGCGTGGGGTTCTCCACAGAGTCAATGAGCTCGTCAAGTTTCTTAAGGGAAAGGGCGTCCCCGCCATCGGTGGACCCGGCATTGACCAGCTGGTTATTGGTGAGCCGGGTCTGCAGGCCATCAAATCCGCGAGGGTCACTATCGGCATCGCCCTTAATGAACTGTTTGGTCCAGGCAAGTGCGAGGGCCTTTACCTTCATGTTCTCCTGCACGGATCGCTGATCCATGCCCATGGTGGAAAGTATGAACGTGTCAACGTCCAGATCCCCGCCGGCAATCACCAGGGGCTCGGTCATGGGGTTCAGAACACCGGTGGACTCGGTATAAGCCTCGTTCACGCCACGGAAGCCGATGCCGGGCAGCGTATCTTCCCGGTTGTAGCGAAGGGCGTTCCCAGGAATGGTTTGAAAAGGAAGGTTCATGAGGATGTCGGAGTTTCGTGCGTACATCTCGATCACTGCCGACTGAACCGGGTTGTTGCTCTGTTTTGCGGCTTCTACAAGGGTAAGAGCCATTTGCTTTACTCCTTACTTGATTTTACCCGACCGGGCCGCATTCAACCGCTCGGTAGGGGAAAGTTTGTGCCAATCGCCGCTTACAGGAGCCCCACCCCCGCCAGAAGGGGAGCCGGACCCGCCAGGAGCGGCCTTCAGGATTTTTTCTTTCATCGGGTACTTGTCGATGATTTCGGAAAGCGCCTCATCGAAACCGGCCAACTGACCCGGACTCTCCTTGGAGTAAATCTTGTCGTCTCCGAGGTATCCGATGACCTGGCCATCTTCGATTTTGAAGTTCTTGCCGAAATACGCCTCTGCAATATCCGGAGTGAGAACGGTTTTTTCGAGGGCCTGCGACTTGGCAAATTGGCTGGAAACCATGAGATTGTAGATGATGTCGTCTTTCTGCTTAACGCTCTCGCTTGCCTCGTCGAGCTTTTTCTGGTAGCTGTCGGCGATCGATTTCTTGAGGTTCTCAACCTCGCCGGCATCGACCAGCTTTTTGTCATCCAGGTTCTTCACCGTCTCGAGTGCCTTGTTCGCCTCCTTGAAATACTTCTCGGGATCCTCGATTCCCTCAAGGTGTTTCAGTTGCGTTTCGGCATCGCGGAGTTTGTGCTTCCGCTCGGTGGCCTCCCTTGTGGCCTTTGACAAATTCGACAGCGTGCTATCCAGGGCGTCATCGCCGAAGGGATACTCCTTGCCGTCGGCATCCACCCGAATGGGATTGTTGCTGTCGTCCATGGCCAGTGTTCCGTCCTCATTCCGTTTGAAAGGCATCTTGTCTCCTTTGGGCTGCTGCCCGTGCTGTGCGCATGCTGCGCGTGACTGGTTTGAAAGCGCGGTATTTGGGGTGCGGAAACAAAAAAGCCGCAACCCGAAAGATTCGAGTTACGGCCATTGTAGGATGAGGCTCTTTAAACTGTTTTTGCTATATTGGCTTTTTGTGCAATTTTGGCTTTTTTGGCTATATCGTCAGATCATAGACCTTTCCTCGTAGCGTCTAACGCTTTCACTCTCCACCTGGTAGTATCGCCGCGCACCAGTGCCGATGTCCCGGACCAAATCGAACCGACCTGATTCAATCCAGTTCCTCACCGTCTGGACAGACACTCCGAGTCGTGTCGCGACCGTTGTTGTCGAAAGCCACCGTCTTCTCTGACGAAACTCACTGCACATAGGCTAAAAGCCCTCCTGATATTCCCCGCACATCGGACAGTAAATTCCATCCGGATTGATCCGAAAAAGAGTGTTCCCGCACCCGCAAAACCAATCGGCTACACCGCGGTCAACGGGATATTTATAAACGAGCTTCTCGCACCCGCACCTCTCGCATTCATAGAACTGTATCTTGCCAACAGGGGCGACCAACGCGCACTCGTACCCGCAGGCAAGGCATATCCCATATCCGGACAACCATTGTTCTTTACCCGCCTCTTCTTTGTGATCCTTGAGCCTGATAATTTCGGCCAATTACTCCCCCTCCGGCCCGGCCGGCTCAAACTGGATCCCGTTGTCCCCGGGATACGGCTTCCGATGATCATGCTTGCCGAATAAAATGTCATCCGGGATGCCCTCCGGAAAGGCTTCACACGTGTAATCATCCCGGTAATGCTTGCATTCAAAACAAATCGGCTCATACAGTGTCATTTGAGCTTAACCTCCGAGAAAGTGTTAAATAATTCAATGTATTCAATTTTTAATGCTTCGCCGCGCTCGTTCTTGACAAAGATTTCTGCCAAAGACTCGTTGATGTCTGTTGCAGCATACCTGCTCAGTCCCTCTCGATCTTTTACCGGCGGGTAATCGATATCGAAGGAACGGCTCTGTTTCTTGGCAAGGACAACGCCCTGCACCGTAAGATTGTGGCCGTATTCGTGAGAGACAATGTCTTTCATATCCTTGGCGGCCCACCAACCCTTCTTCTTCACCTCGGCTATTTTCTCGTTGATTTCCTCGAGGCCGGAAAACCTGTCGAAGTAGCCCTGGTTAATGAACAATTGGCGCTCAGTCACCTGATTTCCCTTCAGCATAGCTACATTCATCGCAGGCGTTCCACGCCAATTGCCGGACTTCCGGTTCCCCACAGTCACTTTATCGTATTTGACCCCATATTTCTTCACGAGGGTGTCGAGCTGCTCATTGATGTCATTGGCAAGGTCGACACTCGCAAGCTTTCTGTAATCAACCTTGCCGGCAATCCCTCTCTTGATCGCCCATTCCTGGGCCTCGGCAATCGTCTTGGCGGGGACGAATGCTGGAGTTGGAGTGCCGCCGCCAATCGGCCCCAGCCCCTTCTTTTTGGCCAGCTGCGCAAGAGTCAACTGGTTGCCCCGGGCATCCGCCAGGTCCTGCAACTGGATCCGGCCGTCCTTCCAGAGCTTGTATCTCCAGGGGCCCAAGGTCTGCTGCTGCAGTTGCTGCGGCAGCTGACGGAAAAACACGTCCATGCCGCCGTCGATCCTGCCGGCATCGAGAAGGGGCTGGCCACCGGTGCCCGTCTTTCCCCTCCGGATCTCACCGGTGAGCGGATCCACCTTGCCCCTGACCGTGTAAGGGCGTGTGGCGTCTTCGAGGTCATCGAGCGGGATCCCGAGCTCTCGATAAGACTTTGTTATCCACCTCTTGATGCAGCGGCAGTTTGGATGAAGGGGAATCGTGGGCCCTCCGTTGACCGGGTACACTTCATCCCTGGCATCCAGAGCGAGACACCGCAGGCACGTGCCATGGCCATTTGAAAAATCGCCATTTTCCAGAACTGCAGACCACTTCCAACCCTTCATCAGGTCTTCGTTTTCTGCCGCCACCCGATCCTGCGCTTTCACGTTCGCGCTTTGCACCCAGGACCGGACCAAGGTATCCGCATTGTCCGCGGCCTCTCCCATAAGACCCCGGATCCGTCTCGAAAGCTTCCGGTACGACTCCCCGCGGAACAAGCCGGCGCCCAGCTCCTGCTTCAGCTTATCCTGCAGCGGATAATCAAACGTTCGGCTCACCCAGTCTTCGAGATGCATTCCTCCCACTGGTTCTGCCAGGAAAGCAGCAATCTGCTCGGCCCCGAGCTGCACCATCGAAACGTTCGCCGCCCTTCCCCCTACGCTCATTATCGAGCTGTGAGCGGCTACCGACTGCTCGTAAGCGATCGAGGCGATCTCGTTGACGTCTTCTCCGAGCTGTGATTTAATCCCTGCAGTGAGCTGGTCGAGCTCGGTCAGAAGCTGGAAGTTGCGCTCATCGGTCCACGTCAGTTCACCATAGATCTGATCCAGGGCCCCAAGGATCTCGTTTCTGGCCTGATCTACCGATTTCAGCACCTCGTTTAACGCTTGATCCTCGAACTGGTCCAGCTTATAACGCCAGCGGATGTTCCGGATTGTCATGTACAAATCAATTCGATCGCGAGGCTTCATATGTCAGGTCCAAAAATCAAGATCCGCATTACTCCTGAATATCGCCGTTACCTGTGGGAATGGGGAATTCGGACTGGCCAGCTCGCCGGCGCCTTCCAGGACCTTCGGGAGCACGAGTTGAAAAAAGCCAGAGACCGCGGCATTCCTACTCCTCCGCCCCTAACTGACTCCGCAGACGATCAAAGGCAGGATTAGCCCTGCCCTCGGCCGCTATTCTCGCTGCCTCTTCCACCGGATCAAAGTCCGGCCGCAGGATTCCGTTGTCTTTCAGAATCTGCCAGAGCGTCTCCCTGGACAGATCCCGGCTTTGCCGCAACGCAATGAACGAGCGGGCCAAATCCCCCGAAATCTTCTCCGTGTCAAACTCATCGTTGTACTGGACTTCAATATCCACATTCTGCAAACCAAGCCATTTGGCGGCCAACTCCCAGCACCGCGTTTCCCCATCGGCCATGTTCTGAGAAAACCGAGACAGTTGACTGTCCAGCTGCTTCCGGTCTTCCCGCTTTGAATCGGCGCTTTCCACCTGTTTGGAGTCCGGACGCACCATTCGAAGGGCAATTTCCTTGATGCTCCGCTCATCATCGGAAATGTTCTGCCGGAGGGCTTCAAACACGCGGCCGGTCGGGGCGGCGTACTCCACGCGAGCATCTGTGTTCTCGGATCGTAGGCCGTTGCTGCTGGACCTGGTAAACGCCTCCAACTCATCTTCCTGGAAGCCGAAGAAGCAAGCAATTTCAACCGCAGCATCGAAAAGGGCCTTGTCAAGTTCCGAGTCGCGCATATAGACCCGCTTACAAAGAGAAAGTACGTCATCCAGGCAGGACACGCCCACCATTCGAGAAGATCCTCTTTCGAAGATGAACGCCGCCAGCGGGATTTCGCCAAGCGGGTTCACCCCCTCATCTTTCAGTACGGCAACTCTCTCCTGTCCTTCGCCCTCGTCCACCCACACTTGCCATGAATCCGGCCGCCATACCTTGTATCGCTCCTCGGTGGCGTGTTCATGAAAGGGTTCTGTCGGCATTTGCACGGACTCATAAATTACGATGTAGGAAAGGCGCCCTTTTTCATCGAAGCCCCAGTCAACCAGGTTGAGCGCCGGCACATCGACGAAGTATGGCCTGACGCCTTGCTCCCTCTGCTCTGCAAGGGTTTGGGCTGCGCTTTTCGGCGAGTCCACCAGAACAAAATGAATGCCGCTGGCTGCAGCCCTATCGGTGACATGCTTGAAATACTGGTTCGCACTGGTCCGGTTCCTGTCAACATCTTCAAGAAGTTCCGAGAGCGCATCCGGGAAGCTGTTCCCCCTATCAGGTTCCTTTTCCCACACGGAAGACGAAAACACGGTAACAATCGGAGCGGCATGATTTCGGTACGTCGCCCGTTGCTTACGGATCTTGTGTTGCTTCTCGGTTTCGTAAGGATGCCGCGGGAGGTATGATTCGTCATCCTCCACGCTCTTGCCGCCCTGATAAAAATCGTTCCACTCTGCATACCTTATGGCCTGTGCTTTGTAATCCGGGTGTCTTGTCTCAAGATTCGTCTCTGTCATTGGCTTCTCTCCTTCTATCCCATCGGTGCGAAAGGTTTGACGGATGTTTTCACCTGCATGCAGCGGTAACGGGCCTCGTCATAAACGTGATCCTCAGCATCGGTATCAACGTCATCCGGCTTCTTTGCATCCCTCGGCAGAACAGGAACGGTCCGGATGAAATGAGTACAAGTGTCGAAGACAAAAAGCCCCGGCTCTTCCATTGGCCTCTTGAGGCCGGCTTTCAGCATCTTCCGAAGGGCCTCGAGGCCATTCACCCGGCTGCCGGGTGATTTGTCAGCCTTGGTCCACTTGACGCCCCTCTTTTTCATGTCATCGGCAATGCACACCCCGTTTTCCGCATCGAATATCGAGCTGTCGGCCGGGCCCGGCTTGACGTTCTTAAAGCCGTTTCGCTTCTCGATCTTTTTAATCTCTTCAGCGATCTCCACCGCCAGCTTTTTGCAGCCCTGGTTAGGCTCTCCGTTCCAGCCGTAATACTCGTGAATTCTGAAAAGTGTTCCCTTTGGTGGTGACCATGTAGAGCCGTCGGCCAGCGTAACCTCCTCCCCGGAGGCCTCCGCCCACCAGCCGACGCTGAAAGGCTTGCTCGATCCCCAATCAAACGAGCGGTCAATCCGCCAGTTCTCCGGTATGGCAAAGGGTTTGATCACATGGACGTTCCGATCCCAGACATCATCCACAGCACCGCCGGCCACTATGTCCCAGTCACCATGGAGCCATGCTCTTCGTTTGTTTGGATCTGAGATGTTCTCAATCGTTTTTATGTATTCAGGATCATTTTCGATTAGGTATTTGTTTTCATAGATATTTCCATGGACTCGCACCCTTGGCTTACCTTTCTCACGAACAACTGTCCCAGGTGGACCAATATCGACAAACCTGCTCTTGACCCAGTTATGACCAGCCCCATAAGGATTTGCAGTTGCCCTCAACTTTCTCGGCATGCTCGGATGAGAGGATCTGCAGCATGTTTGGATATCAAGGTAAAAACCTGGATCTGGCCAATTTGTAAGCTCTTCAAAGCCAATCCAAGGGTATTCATGGCCATGGTAGTCCCAATAATCATCTTGCTTTTTTGCTGCTCTGAACAACAACTCTTCGCCCCAAGGAAAAATCCATTTGTAATCTGCCTTTGATTCCAGAAAGCGAGCCTTTCGAAAGATTTGTTTGAACCATTTTTTTGACTTTTTAACTACGTCTGCGAGCTCTTTGTATTCCTCCCGAAAAAGCACTCCTTGCCAAGCAGGGCCAAACCCTTGCCCTACGTGTTGAGCAAAATCCATAAGAAGAGCGTCTGTCTTCCCCGGACCTCGGGTCCCCTCATAGAGAACCTCGAAGTAAGGGCAAGACAGAAAAAGCTCTTGGCTTCCTGGCTGAGGAGCCCAGACTACATTCTCAATCTTTGTCGCCGCTTCCACTCGCTATCTTGTCCCATGTTTCAGGAGCCAATTGGCCAGGCACAACCAGCACTCCCCCGGAGATTTCACCGGAATGTTCATGTTTTTCTGTAAAGAGCTTCAAGTGCTTGCCCAAGAGCTCGAGAGCGCCCTTCTTGTCCCATGACTTGATCTTGTGAATGTATTCAACCTCGCCATCGCCGAGGGCCCTGGTCACGACCTCAATGGAAGCCATGGCAGCCGCGGTGTCATCGTCCCACTCTTCCGGTCTCCTGAGGCGGCCGTTTTCATCGAAGGCTTTCCGAAGGTCCGAGAATCCTATCCGAGCGAGCTCTTTGAGCACTTTATCTGCCGTTATCTGGGTCCGCTCCTGTTGCGCGGCAAGAGCACTTTCCACAGCATCCTGGATATTAGCCTTCGTTAGCAGCCTTGATGCGTTCACACGGGCAGTTTCGTCCTTCTTGCAGGTCTTGTAAGCCGCCTTGTAAGCCCGGGTGCCATTCCGGTCGATCAAGTATTCATCCACGAAAATCTGCTGATTTCGGGTGAGCTTTTTCTTTGCCATCGTTTCTTTTCTCCTCAGCACCAAGCGATCACAATCGCATCCCTGGCATGCTCATTCGTCCGCCCGGTCCACCCGGTGAGCTGCTCGATCTGTTTTGCGGAAAGCTTTGTGCCATTGCGGACCGGATTCGTGAAAACCGCAAGAAGTCCGAGGCCATTACAAAACCAGAAGATCATTTCCGCTTTTGCGCGGTTCTCGCCGACATCGACAGCAATCTTCCGCATGGCGGCTGCAGATTGCCCTGGTCGATCATGTACGTGCTTGTTTGGCGGCCGCTCGATCCTGGCTTGATCAATGCTGTATTCCTCGGAAAGCCTCCGGATCTTTTCCGTCAACGGCTCTATGCCCTTCTCGCTGCCAGCTGCAATGATTCTGTGGTACATTCCGTGCTCACAAAGAGCCCATCCCCTATCCGGATCAATCCCGAGCACGATCACATCAACCTCCAATCCCGCAAGCCAACTGCTTCACCTTCTCCCCTGCTTCTATCTGCCTGTCAGCAGGGATGGCATCCGGCCGCTTTGCATAGCTCTGGTAGGCTTCGATGAATTCTTTCCTCCACCAGACAACCTCAGCTTCTTTCAGGCTTGCCGCCCAGGACTTGTATGGCCACCTGTTCTGCATCAGGTAGGCAGTTACCGGATCATCAAACTCCGGTTCTGCCCTGGCGCCGTTTTTTCGCAGAAAGTCGAGCACGATATCGGATTGCCTCTGAGCCTTGTCTTTTGCGTCGCCGTGTATGTGCTCGATAAATTCTGCATATGTCGGCATCTTGGAAATTTTTCTCGTGCGCAGTATGCGGCCGGCAGCTTTCCTGATCTGATCGATGTTGATGCCATCCTCGGCAAAAGCCTTGCACCAGATGTTGATCGTATGCTTATCGATTGTGTCTCCGAAGTTTCCGGCCAAACCGAAAAGGATCGATGCGAGTTGGTTTCTATCTTCCCCGGTCATGCTGTCGCTCCTTCGTTCACGAATTCATGTAACACCTGCAGGTTGTGCCGCTGCTTTGGAGTCAGGTGGGGGCCGTCGCGCTTCTGGTTATTCATTTGAGTTGTGATCTTGTTCGCGTGCTTTCTCAGGTTGACACCTGACAGAATCACGCTTGACCAGAAATTGTCTTCAACCGCCCAGGTGATGATCTCCCCTATACGCTCAGGCTCTCGCTTATCGATTCGGATCATGCGGTCGATCTCAAGCTTCCAGCCGTGAAAGGCTCCGTTTTTCGGTGGAGTGAATTCCGGATTGTTTTCTTTGATCCTGTCGAGAAGGTACGAAGCCAGCTTTTCAGCCTGTGACCATGTGAGGGGATCGACCGGCTTGAATTCTTCTTGTTCCGGTTTGAAGTCTGGGGGAGGGTTGTCCGAGCCGGGAGGCGAGGTATTATTTTCTGTTTCTGTTTCTGTTTCTGTTTCTGTTTCTGTTTCGTCGATGGGAATTTCCGAATCCTCGCGAGTCTTTCGCGAGTCTTTCGCGAGTCTTTCGAGAATGTCTCCCGGGGGGTCCGGATTTGTTGACCTTGACGGCTTGTCAACTTTTTGATGTTTTTGAAAATTTACAATGTAATAGAACCGCTCTCCATGATGGTCGTATGGGATGATTGCACCAAGTTTATGCAAGCTCGACAACCACCTCTCGATATCGGCCCGTGTCAAATCTTCGTCATATGGAAAAATATTACTCTTCAGCCAGAGAGGGTTTCCCTTCACTCGCCCGAAATCGTCGGAACATTTCCACAGCCCCACGAAAAAGAGGCGACAGTCTCGCGAGACACTCGCGAGCTTCTCGTCATCAAAAAATTCAGGCTTTATCATTCGGCTACGTGCCATGTCGCTCCTATAAAACCATGCTTCCAAGCCACAGCCCGGACAATGCCCCGGCCATGGCCCCGGATGAATATACAAACCGCTCCGGCCATCCGCCGAAAGCAGCACTTTTGACGTTCATCGTCCAAACAAACGAGATCGCAAAACCACCGACCGCCACGCCCGGCCAGAATTCTCGCGCGATGAAGTATGTTTGGGCGGAGACAAGAAAAACCTGGAGCCAGCCTCGGAGAAACAGCGATTTCATGCCGCCACCTCTTCTTTCTCCAGGTCAAACAACGTCGGCGCCGTCAGGTCCTGCTCCTGGATCTTCAAATACCTGACGCCATCTGCGAAATAATCCGGATTCAGCTCAACCCCTCGTCCTTTCCTCCCGAGCTTCACCGCCCGGAGCGGAACCGTCATGAGCCCACCGAACGGATCAAAAACGAGATCACCCTCGTTCGAGTACCGGGTGATGATGCGGTCCACGATATCGAGCTGCAGGGGGCAGATGTGATTGTTAAGACGCTTTTTTGTCTGCTCGCTGTTGAGCGTGCGCATGCGGTTGACATCGGTCCAGACGTCGGGGTGATTAGAGACCGGAGCCAGACTCATGAATGTTGCGGGCAGCGCCCCCTTTGCGTCCAGCTTCTCTCCAAGCTCAACGTGAAGCCCGTAATCATAGATGTGCTCCGCATCGTATTTCCGGAAAGCACGATACAGCGTTTCAGCCGAATAGCATGCCATTTCATCCGCGGATAAAAGTCTATCACCGGAGCTCCGCCAAAAAGCATGGGCGTCAACCTGCCACCTGGCCCGGGTGTACTCGGCCTTGTCTTTGGATACCGGCTCATCGGCGTAGCCCTTAGAGCGGTCCGTCTGCGGCTTTCGCATGAGCACGATATATTCCGGAGATCCAACCCCCATCTTTGTGCCGTCCTTGCACTGCTCGGACCAGCCAAGCCGATACGTCTGGTTGTTTTCACGGACGACATCGGTAACCACCGTGATTAAGCCCATGTAATCAAACCCGTGCTTCATGCAGTGGAATATGCACTCGGCATGGAAGGGGGAAACGGTGGGCGCTCCTTTTCCGGTCACGTTGCCGAACAAGATGCGATCTTTCACATGGCAGGCATAGATCCGGCCGGGCTTTAAAATCCGGTGCAGGTGGGGGGTTAAGAAGTCCATCTGTTCCCAGAAATGAGCGCTATCGTCCGTGTGGCCGAAGTCGTTGTAGGATGGCGTGTACTCGTAATGGTTTGAAAATGGGATCGAGGTATGGATCAAGCCGACAGAATTATCTTCCATCGTTTCACATTCAAGCACACAATCGTTATTCGCAACCGTCCAACCCTCGCCGGATTCTTCAACGCGCTCAATGCCTATCGACCTTCGAAGCTCGCCCTCTCTTTCGATGTGAGAAAGCCCATATTGCTTAATAAGCTCCGTCATTCTTGCGACCATCTTCTCGTGAGCCGCCCACTTCTCTTTCAGGATTTCCAAAATGCGGCGCTCAGAGTCGGTATAGATCAGGTGGATGTGGCACTCTTTGTCTTGCAGAAAACGGTAGATGCGGTGAACGGACTGGATGAAATCGTTGAACTTGAATCCGATGCCGAGGAAGATAGCCTTGTGGCAATGACGCTGGAAGTTGCACCCGGATCCGGAAAGGACAGGCTTTGTGGCAAGGTACTGAAACTTGCCGTTTGAAAAATCAATTATGCGCTGTTCTCGGGTGTCAAGGTCCTGGCTGCCGTATACCTCGCACGCATGCGGAATGGCTTTTTTGATAGCATGCCGCTCCGCTTCCTGGTCGTGCCAGAGCAGGTAGTGACTGTCCGGGTCCGCTTGCAGGATTTCCATTGCCTTTTCGATTCTGGCGGCTATACTTTCCCGCTTCTCCTTCGCCGCCACCTGCAAGCTCGCCGAAGCATCGTTGAAAAGCCCCATCTGGCCATCACGGTCGGGATGAAAGCCGGTTTCAGACTTCACCTCGTGATAATGAACGTGGAGCTCGGGGAGGAGGTATCCATCATCCGAATAGCCAAGGTCGGACGGCTTCTGCAGGAAAATCGCCCAGCTGGACACCCAGAGCCAAAACTCGAGCTCTTTGTGTTTGTACAATGTCAAATTGTTCGCCTTCTGGCTGTCCCGCTGAAAAAACCGGGTCAGGGCCTGGCCGGTATCCATAATGCCGAGAAAACCGGCGTAATGAATCAGTTCTTTATATCGATTCGGCGAAGGCGTTGCCGTAGCCACGAACCGATATTTGACCGACTCAAAAAGCGTCAAAAACTCCTGGTACGTCTTCGATCCAAATGACCTGAGCACGGACGCTTCATCGAGCGAAACCGCGTTGAACTCGTTAGGGTCGAGCCGGCCGTCACGGACCGATTCGTAATTCGTGATGTAGAGGCCGTCACCGGCAATCTCTTCGGTGCGGCGGATGAAGGCCAAGCAGATTTTGAGCTTTTCGGCATCGGCCCTGAACTCCTGGCGAACACCGAGCGGCATAATGATAAGCTGCCGACCACCTTCACGGGCGCCTATCAGCCTCATCACCTCCAGCTGCATGAAGGATTTTCCGAGGCCGAACGCCGCAAATATCGCCCTGCGCCCACCGAGGACCGCCCACTGCACTATGTCTTTCTGGTGGGGGAACAAGATCGGGTTGATCAGGTCCTGTTCGACATGGAAGCCCGTTCGAGTGTCGAGCTTGATTTTTGCTTCGAGGAACTGCTGGTAGGTGCTCATATCGCCACCTCCGCAACCAGCACACCGTCAACTTCGCGCACCGGCCACGGCCCCTTGCTGACCGAATACCCTTTCCGGTCCAGAGCCACACTGATGCCGTACCCGCTGCCCCTGTCTTTCTGCAGCCGGTACTGGCCGGTCATGCCCTTATGGCCAACGAACGCGATCTGGACCGACCCGCCGCCATTTTTTACATACACATCGATCGTTTCACACACGCTCAGGATCTGCTCGAACTGCCGGCTTGCTTCCGCGTTGAACGCTATGGAGTGCTTTTGGAAATGAACGGAGGGCACGGCGGAACCGCGAGAATTGTTCTTGATGAGAGTGAATTCTGACAAGTCGAGATCGGCTTTTTCGACACCTGTGAGGCCGGGCGCCTGGCGGGGAGGAAGGGCGGGGGTGTGTCTTGGTTTTTCCGGTTTTTCGACAGCCGGAAAGTCACTTGCATCAACGCTTTCCGCCGTTTCTTTGCAATCCGGCCGCTTTTTATTCCACTTTTTATTCCACGGCTCCCCTTCGCATTCAATGCAGGTCAGGGCGAAGTGTTTTCGCTTTTTGAAAAATTCCGGAGTGAGCGGTTTTTCATTCTGGCAGACGTTGCACTTCCGAAGAGGGGCAGCCTCCAGCTCGGCCTTCGTCTGTTTTTTCGCCTCGCTTGAACCCGCAGTGGCCGTGTACAGCCCATACTCCTTCCGAAGCGGACAATCATCCGCACAACCCTTTGTTCCAGCCGCGACGTTATCCTCGCATTCTTCAGCGGAAACCCGGCGCTTTAATCCGGCACAATAAAACATTCTATTTTTCATGGCTTTCCTCCAGGAAGGAGGGATAAGCAAGCGCCGGGCAGGACATAAAAAAAGCCCGAAATCCGCGATTGGTGCGGACTCCGGGCTTTCCAGGAGGAAGACGCAGAAAAAGGGTTTGACCTGTGCAGTCAATCCCTGATCTGAAATTTACTTCGTATGTCCTGCCCAACGTTGCTTATTCCCCGCGTTGGGCTTCGGGGAAGGGTTGAGAGCCAAGGGCTCTCCGGGTGTGGGTGCCTTTACCCTAAAAGATCGATTCCACGACTGTCAAGGGAAATTTTTCGTTAAGACTTTCGCAGAAAGGGCTTTTACGATGCCACCAATACTTCCGAAACCTTGTCAGTGCCGCTATTACCTTTCCCATAACACCCCCTTTTTCCCGTTTTCGTTTAATTCAACCACCTCTTCCCATACATCTCAGCCTTTATCTGCTCCACATCAATAGCCTCATAGCCGGCCTCGATAAGGCCCTGGACGAAGTCTTTCAAGCGCTTGTTCCCTATCCCAGGGAACAGCATCACCTTTTTCACCACTTCAGGCGCCCGCAGCTTCTCCGGATCTTCAAGGATCTCCTCGCCAAAATTCACAGAGGCTGCTTTCAAGATTTTCTTTGAGATATACTCGACGATGGGGTAATGGAAGGATAGTTCTCTTAATCGGCACTCCTGCACATAGATTATGCGCACCGTTTGATAGTCCATTCCCATCTCGCGGGCTATCGCAGCGAAGCTCTTGCCCTGGGACCTGAGCTTGTAGATGGTTTCGGCTTGGCGCCTGGTTTGTTCGGATTGATGAGGTGGTGGCATGCAGAAGCCTTCCGTGGGTGCTCTATCTTTGTGGAGATTCCAGCGCTTTTATGTGATTGATAAAGTCGTCCCAAGCTACCTTGCCTTTGAGCGCTTCGGGATAGAGGGTCAAACACTTCAAATGGACCAGGCAACAGTTATAATATTCCATCCAGGAGGACATCACCAACAGGAATACCCAAAGACCAAAGAAGATACTTCCAGCGTATGTACTGCCCATCGTAAAACAGAAATAAAGAGCAAGCAACAAACTGATCAAGGCGAGACTTCTGAAGAGAACATTTAGGCCCCGCACGTGGTCCATGCCTTCTACGGCTCTTGGGGCATATATTCTCAAGAACTTGTGCAAGAATTCTGATCGCGGGTAGAGATCCCCAATGCGATCGTTTTCTATTGACCCCATGTTGAAGTGATCATTATTCCCTGTTGGGCAGAAAGACCGATTGGTCCCGGAGAATTTGAATAGCCATCGGTATCTATCACACAACTCAACGGCATTGGTAGTGATAAATCCAAAGAAAAACCAGCCCAGAGCATTTAATAGCAATCCTAAAGGTGTCGCGACGATAAAAAGCAATAAAAAAACAAACACTCGAGCTTCGGTCGAAACCTCATTCACGGGAGACAACCAAGAACAACCAATAAGAGGTAGCGGGGCATTATGGCTATAGGCGATAAATAGCAATATCACTATGACATAGCCAGGCGTGCTATCTGAGATGAAGCGCAGATAGGAAAACTTGATTCCGGATCTGGATATTTCGATGGTTTCAGGCATCTGAAAATTCCCAAATTCAACAACTTCAAGTCAACTTTGTAATCCCTCTCCGAACAGGATGTAGAGACCGAGTCAGATTGACTCAAAGGCTCTCTTCATATTCGAAATCAATTGCATCATCTTCAAAATCATCAGGGAATACTTGACTTCCTTCATCTATCAATCGATAAACCTCTACTGCCCCATCAATGCGGCTTTCTTCTAAATTAAAAAACTCCCTGGCGATTCGAAAGTCCTTGAAATATGTGTGTAGCTCTTTCTCAATCAAATCATAATATCTGCTACGCAGCCACCTATAGACCTCAAACTTGCCCTTTTCCCTGGCTTCAACTGAAGGCAAATATTGTTCTGGGTGCGTTGAAGTTCGGCCTATCTTAAAGATTGACGGTTCATTAATTAATCGAAAAAAATATACATACCCTGTATTAGGTTCCGAATACCTCAACCCTATATGCTTATAGGCAACCCACTCTTCCCAAAGCTCACAAAGAGCTTTCAAGAGTTGAGCTTTATTTTGCATAGAGGGCGAGAGGAAATCGAAGTGTCCCAACAAGGTTTCTGATTCTATTTCGTCAGTTCCTCTGAATTGAGGGTAATATGGCAGAGCATCTACGATGCATCGAAAATCTATGGCGAAATCATTATCTTTTTGATTTTTGATGAAGGATGTGAACTTCAATTTGCTCATATACTTACGCTCCTTTTTACCCACTCCAAACCCACAAGCTATCCCTTCCGGTTTTTGAGACTACCACAAACAAATTTTGCATCGAATCCTTTTGGTTCGCTGAGACGGTAAAAGGGCATAAAGCAGTATTCCTATATGATCTTCTTCCCTAATTCTTTCCAAAACTCTGTAATTGTATTAGCATATGCCACAATATCTCCCTTCTGAACGTAAATGTCATCCCCCAATAATGGTGTGAATACCGAATGAGAAGGCTTGCTTTCAAAAATACCGCATAGTTCTTTTATCGATGGGGACTGAAAAAGGTCTGGTCTCTTTTTGAAGAGCTTCGCCGATGATACACCCTGCCCATGTTTTATTGTATTCACTAAGCAGCGCAGCTCTTCTATTTTGTTCCAAATTGGGAACTTTTCTATATCAATGCCATGCTTTTGCAGTCTTTTTTTGATCTCCAGTAAGCATAAAAGATTCTTCTCATTTTCCTCCTGTGGGCTCAACAACTCCTTCCGGTGGAAAAGCATCAAATGCTGTTCAAAGCAATGGTAGAGCATGACAACGGCTACGTTGCAAAGGCCCTGCTTAAATTCGATCATTGAAGAAAAATAATTAATGCCAGCCTCGTGCGCATTTTCAGCAAAAATAGAGGGGTCAGCATCGCCTTCGGGATCAGCACGGGAGCAAAACTCATTGTAGATTTTCTTAGCATACTTTTCTGCTTCCTCATCAATCGAATTAAATGAGGGCAGCAATCGATTTAAGAATGTAGAAGCAATCCTCTCATTAGCGGGTATAAACTCTATCTCGAATTGATTCTGCCAAAACAAACCATTATGCATCACGGCAACCCCTCACAAGCCACCCCATCACCATCACCATCCAACCGATGAGGATCCCCGGGCCCTTGCGAATCAAAAAACCGCTGAGCCTCTGCCTGCGTACTGAAATCGCTGCAGTCTTTGTCGGCGATCTTGGTTGAGCTGGCTGAGCGCCCTCCCCTCTTCTTTCCTCCTCCATGGCGCCAGTCCCAGGGTGGTATCGGATTGGATGATTCCCATAAGCCGGCGCCGGCTTGCTTGGCCTGGCGCTCCAGCCGCCGCCATTTACCGCATATCCGCTTATGGCAGTACCGATCATATACCCAAGCATAGCCGTTCATGATCAATGCCTCATTCAGGATCTTGCCATCCACATATATCAACCCGATCACACGGCCGTACCGATCCTGGCCAGCTGGCTCCACATTGATGGTTTTGCCGCGGCACATTCGCTGGACAAAGCGCTTGGCTTTTATGCCGTATGGTTGGTCTTTCTCGGGGCAATCGATGCCGTAAAAGCGGATGTCGAGTTCTCGGCCTTTGCGGTTAACTTCGATTGTGTCGCCATCGTGGACGCGGTCGACGGTGGTTTGGAAGGCGAAGGAAAGAGAGGGGAAAAGAAGGAAAGCAATGAAGAAAAATAAACAACAGTACTTAATGGGGGATGATCTTGGCATTGAATAAAATAGCGAACACTTCTGAACATGAAAGGTTCAAGATAACTTCTTGGACTCGATAGAAACCGATGTGATTTGATACTGGAAGGCTTCTACCGCTTTTAGCCTCTTATCATCAAATATAACATAGTTATTGCCATCAGAGATTGAGCTTTTAAATATTATTCCATGGTATCCTGTGTGCTTTAACAGTTCACAGAGGTATTGAGTTGGCAAATATTCAATGTTTGCTTCTCGTGGGATTACTGGTTTCGACAGTTCATTCCCGAGCAAGGTTAGATAGGGCATGTTTTTGTATAATAACTCTATCTCATTTTCATCGTTCAATGCAAAAGGACTAATAGTATTAATCGGCTCTCGCAAATCCACTAATTCAAGTTTTCTGCTTATTTGAAATTCAGCAACCGTAACACTCTCACCCTTATGCCCCCTTATTTCTGAAATGGCCGTTTCAATCGTAGAAGCGACATAAAGATAAGGAATTCCATGGGGATTAGCCCGTCCGTTTGTTGCCACTTTCTGAGGAGGTTTTTTCATTTTTGAAAGTGGGTATGGTTTATCAGAAGCATTAATCCTTGCCCTATAAAACTTTTGCGTTCGGGGATGCAAAATCGTACCTAAATGTTTCCCGAAAGGTTCTATGCT